TAGTTCCGCTTGCTTTTGATCATATGCAAATTTCCATACAGGAATGGATAATGCAAAGTCTGTTTCTGTAAGTAATCTGAAACCCATTTGATTTATATCATCTCGAATGTCGGCTAACTGTTCTACCTTATAACCACCAACATTTGTATCACCTATACGCAAACCTTTACCAGCGATAGATAAGCCTTGCTTCAAGTCTTTATCTAAAGTTTGAACACGCTCACGCATAAAGATTGATTTCCCAAATACAAAATCTATAGTGTTCTTATAAGTGGTTGTGCCGTGTCCATAAAAACCAATACCAGCATGATTGATAGCTCTAATCGTATTGCCTACACCAAGACGATAGAATATAACTGGTAAGTTCAACGCATTTTGTAATGCTACCGATACTCTACCAGCCATGACTGCGGTTGATGTATTTTTCTTTAATGTAAGTACTAATCTATCAAACGCACTAACCTTTGCTGGTTCATCTTGCCAGTTATCACGAACCCAAGTTCGCAAGAATTGGTAAGTATCTGCACCAAATTTATCTACAATGTAGTTTTGTAGTTCACGATTAGAGATTAACTTATTAACATCAGTAACAGCTTTACGCATTGTAACGTGGTTAATAGCCTCTGTGATAGCATTAGGAATTACATCAAAATCAAGCAATAGAGATTTATCTTTAACCACATCTAAACGTGATTTAGTGGCGCTCATACCAGTTCCCCAAACCGCATTACTACTTACCATAGTTTTTGCAATATCTTCGACTTGATTGTCGCTAACAGATGCATTTACTTTAGGGTTATACACGATAGGGAAATATTGCCCCTCAATATTTCTACCACCGATAGTGAATGTCAAACCTTTTACTTTCTTTAATGGGTTACCATACAATTCTTCTTGTACTCGACTTCTCTCATCAAAGAATGAATTGATATGATCCCATGTACGAATTACAAACTCCCAGTCCTTATCTGTCATGTGTTCTTGGAACGCACGTTCAATTTCAACCTCATTTGCTTTTGTTGTTTCCATTACACGTTGTCGGTTGCTTTCAGTACCCCAGTTAAGAGCAATCATGATAAGTTGCTCTTTTGTTAAGCCGTATAACTCACCAACTGTATACAAATGGTCATTTCGCATATCAAACAGTTCACGCTTGGAATATATTCCTACATCATTAGCCAATCTACGCATTGATGCTTCCTTACGTTCATTGAACGCTTGCGTTGCTCGGTTGATTGGGTCATAGATGTATTTAA